GTATAGCTTTGAGTAAATACGGCATTAGCACCAACTAAATTTTCTGTATTAGGTAGCATATATTATTCCCCTTTTTGTTTAAGAAATTCAGCAACCACAATCATAGCATCGTCTACTTTTTTCATGTATTCGGCTTTGTCTTGTTCTGCTTTTTTAGCTTGAGATTCTTTATCTTTAGCTTCTTTTTCTTTTTTATCAGCATCTTCATCTTTTGCTGATAAGTCAGTTTTGTTTGTTTCATCGGTTTCAGCACCAAATGCTGTCTTAGATAAAGCTTCTAATCCCTCAAAATCACGTGCAGCCAAAAGTCGCTTGAACTCTTGTGCATCTGTCTTATTTAGAATAATCTCGTGTTCAGATTTTACGTGAGATTGTTCTTTGCCAATTTTAGCATCAATTGAAAATTGTGCATTATCAGCAGCATTACCCATGATATTTTTGCGAAAGCTCGCAATCATCTCGGCACGTTGAGTATTTTTATCACTCATTAACATTTCCTCTATGGTTGTGTCTTGGCTGTATTTTTGTTTAGAATGAACGACTTGAGGTAATCTCCCAAACATTGCTATAACAGCCTGTTTAGCAACTTGGTCTTTTACCGAATCAAGATCTCTGAGTACGGTTTTTTTAGTAGCAAGAGTAATTTTACCGTTCTTTACTAGATTCTGTAGTTTCCTAGAGAATGAAGCAACTTCGATCAAATCAGCAGCGTCACTACGTAACGAAGCTATCTCTTGCTCTTTTTCCTTAATCATTAATCCAAACGAAGCTATGTCGTCTTTCGCCTTAATGAACGAGATATTATCATCACCAGTTCTCGCTGACAAGATTAATGCATCATCGTCAGCCCCATAGGTAACAAGGCTTACCTCATAAACAAGATGTGTTTTAACATTATAACTAATTGAAACGGCTTGATAGCTTCCGTCTTCAATTCGTTTAACATTTTCATCACCCTTGATTCTCATGCGTGAATATAAGGCTATAGATCCATTATATTCCTCAACCCACATCTTGCCAATAATCCTACCTTTGGTAACTTCCGCATGAAGTTCATGTTCAACTTGCACTGGAGCCATTTCGATAGCCTCTGCGTCAAATTCTTCTTCTCTGCGTAATCTAGCCCAGAATTTCTTTAGAGAGCTATTGTAGACATCTTTAATGTTGGTTAGATCAGTTTCTGTTACCGTGTAGGTTTTACCGTTCCTACCAGATGTGTATGTTCCGGGAGTTAATATTCTCGCAATAACTTCGCATTCTGTTTCGTTAATCTTGATAAATGTTGTTGGTTTCATTGTATTCCTTATTGTACGTTTGGTCTATGACTGTATGGATCACCAGCACCCTCGGAGATTTTTTCCTTCTTGCTTGGACTTCTTTCACCGCTTACTGGTTTGGTTTCTGTGTTTCCACTAGTTACCTCTTGAATCTTAGTAAAAGCCGATTGCTCAACTTCTGGTACTCCAACTGTTTCCCGAGCATAGTTTGCGTCTTCAAGGTCAGTTCCACCAAAGATTTGGAAGCTATTAAGGGTTTGAAATAACTGAGAATATTTTAACTTGTCATCAATATTAGATAGCTTAACTCCAAAGTAGCCAAGGTCATCATCGTATTCGTCTTCAGTAAATGCAAGCTCTATATTCTTCTTAATGAATTGCTCCATAACGGTCGATAATAGCTCTTCTCGCATACTGTCACAGAATGTCTGGTATGTACTACCCTGAGTGTTTCCAAGAGCGTATGAGGCTCCCTGTTCAGCAGAGAAGATACTTTCAGGGACTTTTAGACCTTGCATTATCTTAGCGTCAATCATTCTGATGCCTTCAATGAAGCCAGTGAAATCAGCTTCTGTTTCCAGAACATCGAGATTATATATCTTATCTTTTAATCCCGGCAAGATAAACGCAGCAGAAGAATTTAGATCTTTCAATGCATTTGCAGCAGCCGTAATAGCATCAACAGTCTTACGTGAGCCATCCGCCATAGCCATTTCAAGTGGTTGTTCAGCAGAGCAGTAAACAGCCAGCAAAGGCGTAGCACGTCGATCGTAAGCAACAGCCATTGCTTGCATAATGCCGTATTTAAGTAAATATAGAGTATACACACGTTGTAGCATACTATAACCGTATGGGTTGCTGAATGCTGATACACCGTCATTACTACATACTATTACGTCGTCCAAGTCAATATCAACTAAACCAACCGGATTGTACGCTATTGTACGAACTGGCATCATATAGTTGCCGTCTGAAGCTAATGGATCAATATTATATTGACTGTCAGCAACAGCTCCATAGCTGAACACATTGGCATAGCTAGGTATTGCTGCATTGATTACATACTGATGAACACCTTTACGCTCCAAGAATCCGTCATTATCTACGCTGTATAGTAGAGTTGTCGGTGGAAGCCATAGCGCATCTGATAGGTAGTGACTACCAATATTATCGCAATATTGAATAAGAAGCTCAGATATAGAAAAACCAGCCCATAACTTGGTTAGGCACTGCTTTAGGAATTTTAAGAACCCACCATTAAATTTCTTTAATTGTCGTCTTACGTGTTTTTGTATCTTACGGTTTGGATGATAGTAATCACCAATTGTGGCACATATACTAGCCATGTGGTATTCAAGACATGCACCAATAATGTTATCCTTCTCAACCATCTTCTGGAATGTTTGGATACTTATTGTTGATGGGTTAATAATAAACTTACCACCAGAATAAGAGACAAAAGGTATCTTTGTACCTATAGCCTTCTTGGTGCTATCACTAAGCATATCAAATGATTTGCTGAACTCTTCACCATTAAACCAATCCAATCCTGAATTGCTAATAGGTATTTGCATAAATAATATCTCCTAATATGGTAACTGAATCGTACCAGTTTGATTTGTAATTCTGCCGTTTCTGGTTATACTCTTTATTGGATCTCCAGTCAATCTAATTATTCTTAGAACCCTATCAAACCATATTAAGCATTGAACTGTGCTATCCACCAAATCGTCTCGCTCATTCTTTAATTCGCCAGTGAAAGCAAGCATCTGCTCTAAATATACATGGATACTTGGACATAGTGAAAAGTGAGGAACAAATATCTTACCTTCGTAAAATAGTGGTAAAGCCATCTCAGCACGTTGTCTTTTGCTTTTGCCCTCTGGGTCGAATCCAATAATACGTGAGAATTTGCGTTGGAATATATCTATAAGAGCCTGACCGTTGGCTTTAGCCTCAATTAGAACAGCCCAGTAATCTGGATACTTTTCTATTAATTTAGCTAAAACCTCACAGGTTTGGACGAAATCGAATCTCTTATTAATGAACTCAATCAGATATAGATTACGATTATATTCACCCCAAATTGTGAATGCACAGTCATCACCGTTCTTAGATTTGGCATTATAGTTGGTATCTATGGATATGACAATTTTATCCCACCTTGTTGGTATTTGCCTATACTCTTGTAAGTGTTCTTTTTGGAACAATGACCCACGAGATATTGGTGGTTTTTGTCTATATAATGCTAGGTATGAATGGTAATCTAGTGCAGCAGCCTCTAGGTATATTTCTTCCATTCCCGGTCTAGCTTTCCACAACGGAACTCCCGGCTCACGAGGGTCGTAGTCAGGTATGTATTCACCTTCGTCATAGACATCTGGGAATGCTACTATATCCCACGTAGTAACCCTTGCTGGACGCTCATGCTCATTGTAGTACATTAGGCGACCTATGATGTCATCTCTATGCCAGCGAGTGCTTAGAACGATCATTAATGAGTTACCTTGTTGCCGAGTAATAAATGCTGACTTAAACCAATGCCATCTATTACTTCTAATTACCTCACTCGCAGCCTCTAACTCATCTTTATACAAGTCATCCGCAAGCAATATATCACCAGAAAAACCAGTTAATGATCCGCCAACACCGATAAACTTTACTTCACCCCGTGTTGACTTAACATTGCTAAACTGGTTCCTAGAATCCTTCTTGGAGCGTTTCTTGGTGCTTGTTACACCATCATCGGCATTTGTCCTTAGTTGAGCATCTGGGAATATCTCTCGATACATGTCGGACCCAATGATCTCTTTAACTGCTGACGCAGTCTCATCGGCACGTGGTTGAGAATATGTAGCATAAGCTGTCTTCTTTTCAGGGAACATGCCAAAGATGTAAGGTATAAGCATATTAGCACAAAAAAGTGTCTTCATTTGTATTCGCTAATGGTCGTTAATCATTAACCGCAATTAAGCTGCTTAGTGTCGCCACTAAGATTAGACTATATCATTCACTCCACTGAGTGATCCCGCATTTCCACCCACTTGGGTGTACGGCTTTCGCCTAGTCGTTGAACGTTCCGAATTAACGGCTTCGCTGCTGATTGTCTCATTGAGATGTCCCAGCAATTAACAGGATTCATTCTATATATCGCTACATAGACGGGCAAGTTATTCACCATGTTGAGGAGGCATTGACAAGGTTAACTTGTTCACAGTGCCAGAAAATAAAGCTCTTTGTATTTTATCTATTGTTAAGTAATGAAACCAGTCGAACTTGAAGTCCGGCATCATTCTCTCGCAGAATCTCCTGTAAGAATAACCGTACTGCTCAAGACCACGAAGTAACTCAGTTAGCTCATGATTCCTAATTGTTCCTTTGCGTGATATTCCGAGAAGCTCTTTGAGTCTTGCGCTAGTTACTATCAATCTAGTATCCCCTCAAGAAAGGTTGATCCCGGACTTTCAGGTGTAACTGTGAACTTAGAGGTTTTGTCTTTAATCTCACTTGCACCCTTACGTAGCTTCTCGTTATACACACTAGCATTCATGCTGATCATAAACTTAATGGAGTTAATTACTGCCGGATCAGGCTCTATGCTACTAATGGCACTCATCAAGCGC